ACGTCTTTTTGCCTTTCGGCAATGGCTGCTTGGCTCATGGGAACCTCAGTACGAAATGGAAATGGCGGGGATCTTGCGCTGGGCGATCAGGGTGATGGCCTGCTTCGCGCATTCCTCGGTCATGCCGCCGGCGATGAAGGCTTCCAGGGCGGCGCGGTTGATTGATTTCTTGTGCTCCAGGTCTGCCTCGCGGGCGCGCGCTTGCTCAAGCTCGAAAGCCACAGCAGCTGCTTGGCGGGCCAACTCGTTTTTTCGAGCCTGCTCTACGGCTTGTGCCTGGCGCTGCTCGGCGGCAATCCGGTCTTGCTCGGCGCGCTGCTCTGCGGCGATGCGGTTCGCTTCTGCCTGTGCCGCTGCTGTGCGGGCTTGTTCGGCCTGCAATTCCAGCTGCATGCGCTGGCGCTCGGCGGCGGCCTCGGCGTCCAGCACTGCCTGAGCGGCGGCGCGCTGGGCTGCAGCAGCCTGATCAAGCAGGTCCTGCTCGCGGCGAGCAGCGGCGTCACGCTCGGCCTGGGCCAGCTGTTCGGCTTGGAGTCGCGCCTGCTCAGCAGCCACCCGGGCGATCTCTGCATCCCGATCACGCTGGGCCTGCGCTTCAGCCTCGGCGCGCAGCCGTACCAGTTCGGCCTGCTCAGCCTCGTACCGAGCTCGCTCGGCGTGCAAGGCCCGCAGCTTGATCAGCGTTTGGTCTTTCACCTGGGCAGCTTCGGCCAGGAACTCTTCCCACGAATCGTCCAGGGCCAGCAGCTCTAGGTCGCCAATGATTTGCGCAACGTGCGCAGCGGTCGGCGACTCCTCGAATCGGGCCAGAGCCTTGATGGCCTCTATCCCGTCGTTGTGCTTGTCAACCCGAGTGTCCTCGGCAGCCTGCCACTCATTCAGCGGCCGGCGGACCTCTTCCTGCCAAGCCTCCAGGGTATCCCGCACCCGCTTGCGCTCTGCGTCGATCTTCTTCGGCACTTCCTTCAGGTCAGCTACCAGTTTTTTGCCGACTTCATCCAAGGCGGTCTTGGACCGGGCAACCTTGTAGGCCATCGAGGCGATTGCATCGCGGCCTTTGCGGGTGCTGATGTCCGGCGTGAAGCCGTCGATCTCGGTGCGGATCTGCTGAAGCCAAGGCTCCAGGCCGTGTGGCGTGCTGTACACGGCCAGGGCGGTTTCTGCCGGCGGCACTACGGCCAGTTCGGTATTTGCGGACACGGGGGATCCTTGCCGCGACGTGCGCAGCGCTTGGAGGGTTGGTTTATTGAGTGATGTGACCGGCGTAGGCGCTGGCGAGCATCCAGGCTGCGCACAACAGAAGGACGATGACTGATCCGCGCCAGACGTAGAGCCTGCGCAGTTGCTGGCGGGTCATCGCAGCACCCGGGACAGCTGAGGCGCCTGGCACTCGCTGCGTGCCTCGTGCTGTGTCATGTAGTCGAGCATGGCCAAGAGAACGGCGGTGCCGAGAATCCAGTAGAGAGTTTTCATGGCCACGGCCTCAGTTGTTGAAGCACCAATTCATGCAGCGCCTTACCGTTACGGCTCATGCGCTGCCCACGGAGCTGCCACTTTTTCGTGCTGGGCCAGCAGTCAATCATTCGCCCGTCTGGCAGCGTCAGCACGACGTGGTAACCGTTGTTGTGCTTCTTGTGAGTAATGCCGGTGCGGGCCAGCCAGCCGTCAAAGCGCTGCATGGCTTCAGCCTTCATGCGCTTTTTGTGGCCCTCGGGGTTCGGCTCGCTGCCTTCGCCGCCGCAGTTCCGACAGCAGCGCGGATATCCGACGTCCTCGCCGATGAACTGGCAGCAACTCATGCAATGGCTGCCGTCGGCCACGCGGTCTTCGTAGAAGCTCACGCCTTCACCTCATAAGCGACAGTCCATTCACCGCAGAGGCAGGCCCGACTACTCCAGGCGTGGACGTTTTCGATACCGGCGTCGTAGGCCAGCGAGAGGGCGCCGAGCCAGGACTTGTGGGTAAATGCCAGGGTCATGCTGTTCATTCGGCCTCCTTGCGCTGCCTGGTCAGTTTCAGGAGGCGCTTGCAGTAGTGGTTAAACTCTTCGACGGAGATGACGCCGCCTTCCATCATGTTGGTGATCATGTGCAGCACGACCTTTTGGGCGCCGTCGGGGCTGTCAGGGTGCTCCAGGGTTTCTAGCGCCTCGTCGATGAGGATGTGCGGGCTCACAGTTCGTTGTCCTCTTCCTGGGCAATCAAGGCGTCATCGGCCAGGGGCCGGAGTAGGCCCTCAGCAATCTCGCCGAGCATGCCGAGCGGGTGGTCACTGGGGCCGAGCAGTTCGGCCCGGGCGTTCTTCTCTGGCCGGCCCGGTGAGAGCAGCAGCCAGCCCAGGGCGGGGGTATGAACCTTGCAGTCCGCCAGCCGGCCGTTCACGTGCTCATCCACGGCCAGGGCCAGGTCCGCCACGGTCACGCCCTGAGGCTGGCGCATCCGGCGCTGGAACTTCACATCCTGACCCCGGAGCAGGTCCTCGGCGGCGTTGTACAGCCATTCGGCCCGTGCCAGTTCCTGAGGCGTCTCGCTCACCGGAGGCGCCAGCTTCGCGTCTTGAAAGGCCTGACAGATATTCAGTGCTGCGTTCATGTTCGCCTCCAGACGGGCGGAGTGTTGATCCAACAAAACTCGGCTGCACTCATCCGCTCCGCTGGTTGCCGTTGGGCGCGGAGGTAAGTGCATGCGATTTGTGTTGGAGAGACCGGTTGCTGTTGAATGCGCCGACTGCTACAAAGCCGACCCAAAGCGCCGGTAAGGACCGCAATCAATGTTGTTGCTAATGATGGTTCTGTCGTTCTGGGCGGAAGACCCCGCCTATGTGGTCAACGAAGAGAACTGCAAGTTCGAACATTTTATTGAGCTACCGAACGACAGCAGAATAAGTCGACTCTTAAAGGCATGCTTTAAAAACCTCAAAGATGAAACCGAGCCTGGTGGTGGAAGATTGCAGGAGAAGACGGTACGCCCACTGAAAGAGCTGATGAACAATCCGGTTAATCCCCGGTAACGCACTACGAGACAGCCTCCATCGAGAGGATGTGAAAAGGCACTGCGCTTCCCAGGCTGTATCGAGCCAACACAGCTACGCCCTTGGACTCGCATGCGGTACCGGTTACGTCTCCGGCGCCGAGTTCCACGGCCGTGTCCAGTCCCTCCTGACTTAAGTACACCCTCGGTCAGGCGATTTGATGCAGGCGGGCGGTTATAGGCCGCAGTTTCGTCCGCATCGGGGTGCAATCTGGCCGGCGCTGATCTCCGGCTTGTTGGAGTTGCCGCTTCAGGTCGTGAGCCCGAATCCAACCGGGCCTTGGCGCTTCAGCATGCGCATTCAGATCACACTCCGATACGGCCTGGGCATGCCTTCCGGTGCCAGGGGATCGGGCAGTTAACGACAGGCCGTCGGGGTACCTGTTTTTTGCAGGGGCAGGCTCCCTGTCTCCTCGCTTTCCACAGTCGAGGGAAACCCATATGCTTCGATTTCCACAGTCGCAACAAGGAAGGTAGTGATGGCGAAGTATCTGGTTCGGGTTGAGCTATTCAAAGCGGATGGCGACGATTACAGCGATCTTCACGAAGGGATGGCAGCGCTTGGCTTAGAGCGCACTGTTACATTCTCAGATGGCAAAAAGCACAGGCTTCCAATCGGCACTTACTTCGGCTCAAACACCGCTTCTCCAGGAGAGCTTCGCGATAAAGTCAGGAATGTTGCAAATCCTCAATCCCCCTATAAAGATGCCGCCATCTTCGTCTGTCAGTCAGCAGATTGGTCCGCTTGGCTGTACGCTGATTGACCTGTTCCGCCGCCGGACGCTTTACGTCCCTTAGGCATTTCGTCTGACCAGTACTTCAGATGACCCATCGCGATTGCGAAAGCTTCATCAAAGCTGAAGCTTTCGCCAGTCGCGATCGCTTGCACAATTTCTCGAACTCGTTCTATCTGAGCTTCGTTCATCGTCTTACCCTCGGTTGATTTACCAATGCACCCGTCGCCCAGGTGCATCAGTGAAAAGGTCCGCGAGGGAAAACTCACGCGATCCGGGCGAGAACTTCACGGCTAAACGCTTGGATGTTCATGTGAGCCTTCACCGTCATCGCTTTCCGCTGGGCTGTGTGGCTACGCATTGCGAGGTCAGCCATATCAGCCGGGTCGGCTTCGAGTGCCGCAATCGCCTCATCGACACCGCCGAACCACTTTTCCAGCAGCTTGGCGCAGGATGCTGCGGCCTCGTTAACCACCTCATCGCTTGCTTCGAACGTTGGTTTGCTCATCGTCTTGCCTCCGTTGATTCCCAATGCCGCCTCATAGAAGCGGCATCAGTAAATCTGTGGTCTTGCTCGCGCCTCCTACCGGGTCATTCGCCAGTTCGGTCAACACCTCGTCCGCCGTCGCAGTTCTGCGCGTTGGTAGCCGTTCGGGGCTATCGGATCGCCGGTCGCCAGTAGTGGCAGCGCGATTTTGTTCACCTGACTTCATCTCGCCCCACAGGTGTGGCCGGGGCTGACCTCCCAGCGTGAGCCGGGTAATCGTTTATGGCGCGGGTTGTTAAAGAGCGGCGCGGCTTTCGCTGTTGGGCCCGTGTTGCTTTGGCTTGCGAATAAAAGTAGCAGTGCTGCTATTTAATGTAAATAGCGCTGCTAATAATTTTTCTGCGGACGTAAAAAAGCCCGCACGTAGCGGGCTGTGAGGGAGGTGGCGTTTCAGTCGGGGATCGGTGGGTACTTCCCGCTTACGGAGTCTCGATATACGACCTCACTGAACAGCTTGGGGCCATCCCGCATTGTGATCAGCGCTTGTTTGGCCTCTTCCTTCGTTTCGAATGGACCTGCACCCACAGCCAGGCCAATCATGGAAACAACTGGAAGGCCGGTTCCGGAAATGGCCTCTATTGTTCGCTTCTGTTCGTCCTCGTCACGGCATGCAGTCGAAGCGACCCAGCTGGCCTTGAGACGGGGCGGGTTCTGCGGCGAAACGTCAGCGCTACAATGCTTGCACTTGATCGCGGCATTTTTGATTGTCTCGGCGCAGTATCGGCAGAGTCGGTCCCCTGTATTTGTAGGCGCTGCGTTTTCTGCCGACCATTTCGTGTTTGCTGATGAGGCCCAGACCAGGGCGCCAACCCATCCGAAAAAGGTCTATCCCAACAGCAGGTTCACCAAAAAGATCGATGTTCCGTTTACGTGCTTCCGACCCGAAGCGACAAAAGTTGGCAAGAAATAGATGACAAAGGCGAATAGCAGTAAAAGGAAAGGAGCAATTGGGTTCCCGCTGTCCGTGTAGGCAAACCTGGTTTATAGGATGAGAAGGAATTTTATCACTCGTGGCTGAGGGCCACCATCCGCGTGCCGTCAGTCGCCGTATATGAACGGCCGACGTCGAAACTCCGATACCAATTCACAAGCTACCGAGGCAAGACGCCATGAACGATGATCGTAGAGAGCAGGTCCTAGCGCCCTGGCGCAAGCTGCTGGAGGAGCCGGAAAACCAAGTGGATGTCGAAGAGCAGTTTGAGGAGCTGCTGAAGATGGCCGACGACTTCAAAATGCATGAACATATGGACATAGGCAAATACGACGAGGAGTAGCTCCGCCGCTACGTTCTATTACAAAATAATTCAATGAATTGGGGGGCGAAGATTGGGTATAGGGATGGCGGCAGCACGCTACGAGTTAGGTCCTATAGGGTTTGGTTTTTTCAGTGATTAGCGCCAGCGCATCATATGATTCGAAACAATTTAGTCTTTCCATGATTTCTTCATTAGTTCGGAGTCGAGAATAGAGTTGACACTCTTAGATATGATGCGGATTCTCTGTGCGGCTGCTGATATTGGGCGCTTAGAAGATTCCGCATCCATTGTGCAATGGCGGCGAAGCAGGATGATCTCATGACTAGGAATAGCCTTGCCCCGAAGGTGATTTAAAACTTTTAAATTGATAACTAAGCGCGTGTGTAAGTTTATAATCTGATAGCTCTTTATCTTGCTATCTTTCTCCATCCAAAATGAGCATGCTGCATCCTCAAGTTCAATCAGAGCTTTTGTTGTTCTGTCGATAGACTCGTTAATATCTTTTTTTATCGCGAGATTTAAAGCATTTTTGTTGTTTACTCGCCATCCAAACATGTGGATGCTGATTGTTATTATTACTAATATTACACTTGCTATCCAAAATGCAATCTGAAGAAATTTTATGATATCTTCAGACATTTTTTGCACTTTCAGCAGCTTCGTTGATGTAAATTCTTATTTCTTCAATTAGGGAATCATCCTCTTTAGAAATAAGATTGTTGCAAATTTTGAGAGCGGTATCGTGATCGATACCTCTTCTGATTAATCCGCCGAAAGCTTCCTCTAAAAAAGAAGAACCATAGCCAGCAGTTCCATCTAGATTAATGGTAATTTCTTCTATCGGCGCTGTTCGAAGCGCGGGAAGTAATATTGTTTCTCTAAATTTCTCGCCGGAATTTGGGCCGATCCTTTCATAGCGAGGGCCTGGAAACTCTGAGAAATCGATAACATTAATATATTTCATTTAAATATCCTGCACAGGCACGATCCACTCAGTGAGTGTACCACGTATTGAGTTACTATGATTTAGTGTTGACTCTGTCCTGTTGGTTCCATCCACGTAACGTCTGGAAGACGATTTTTTGAGAGGTTTTGCCGCCTCTCCAGTCAAAAAGAAAGCGCCTTTATTACTCCGAACGATAAGTGTCGCCGTCGGGAAGGCTTTGGCGATATTGCGAAAATCTGCGCCTCCCTTGCCTCTGTTCGGTAACTTAGTACTGGTAGAGAGATGGCTGCGCGTTTCTTTTACATGAGTTGACGCTCGGATCAGTTCGGCGTCAGAATTGTCAAATATTGAGAAGCGCGTTCTAATCAAACTGAGGAAGCTCTCGGGATGCTTCTTCGGAAGTGTCGAAGGTATACCTACGCCAAGGTCACAGATAATCACTGTCAAGTACGTCGCGTCATATCCGACAAGCATCCACCATCTCGAATCCATTGTGCCAATGCCGTCGTTTCGTGGGCTCGGGTAGGCGTGCTCGACTGAGTTGGCAATAGCCTCGATAGCACCTCTATATAGCTTTTGTCGCGATGCTTTTGTAATTTCCTCAGGCAGAGAGTCTAAAAGAGATGCCGCCAGACTTCCATCTGCTGTCGATCCGGAAAGTTGTCGCCATATTTCAACGCTATGATGCTTCGTATGGCTGACACACTCTTGGTCGATAAGCTTGAAAAAGCCTATCTGATTTAAGACGCTTTCTACTATGTTTTGGTAATTTCTATATTTCCCTTCGGTTGTGGCCGGCGGGAATGAGCATCTAATAACTGCGTTTGGATAAGCTGTTACAAGGCGATCGGTCTCTGCGACTAATAGCAGTGCAGCTGCGGCGGTGATTCTTGTTGAATTTCGAAAGCTGATAAAGGTTTTTTTGTTATTCTTGACGGTCCGTCTATAGTTATCCAAAAAAGATACAAAAATAGCATGATTTTTTGCGCTGTAAATATCAAGTTTTGCAGGGGCGTCAACATTCCCATGGCGGGATTTGTTTCGGATTTTACGTCTCGCTAATTTTGCTCTTTCGCTAGGTGTTGTGTGTTTCCTAAAGGTTTCCCGGCGTGCTCGTTTCTTGCCAATAGTTAACGCTTGCAGTAATTTATCCCTAGATAATTTTTTCATTGGTTTATCCTTATAATTACTGTTTTTTGCGATAACTAACGTGAATACATTGCCCACCAAAATACATGCCCCAGGATCGATATTTGCTGTTCCTGGATCTGCTGGAACGTGTAGTCCTCGTCGGGATGCTCCTCTCGGTTAAAGCTGCGCAGCCTGATTCCCGTGGGTAGACGGTAGACCTGCTTCACGCGGAGCTGGCCGTTATGGTTGATAGCGTACATGTCACCGTCGACGATATCGCTCAAGGTGTTCTTGCCAACGTTCACGCCAACGGTAGCGCCATCACGCAGCACGGGAAGCATGCTGTTCCCGCCTACCTTCACGCATTTAGCGTTACTGAACTGAACGCCGTTATGGCGTAGGTCCTTTTTGAAAAAACGCAGCCTGGCGCTGTCGCTTTCCTCAATCACGAAGCGGCCAGAACCGGCCGCCAGCTCAACTTCCTGAAGGAAAGGGACATAGACCTCGTCGTCATCAAGCGGCGTTTCGTCGTCCCAGGTCTCGATGCTTCCTACTTTTAAGCTGGGCTGGATGCGCTCCTGTTGCACGTTGGCGACAGTGGACACAAGCCGAGTACTAACTTCGCTTGCATCGAAGTTCAGCGCTTTGGCGAGTTTCAGCAGTGCTTCCACATTCAGCGGCACCTTCCCGGTGGCGTACTGGCTAAACGCACTCTGCCCCGACCAGCCGCACGCCTCTGCAACATCCGCCTGGGTCAGGCTGCGCCCGGCAGCTTTTGCAGCTGATTTCCGCTGTTCGTAGATGGCCTTGAGCCTAGCGCTCTCGGTGACTTCTTCAGGGGTAAGGGGGCGGCGTATTTTCATACGGGCAAGAGTATTAGCAGAACTGATATTCTCGCAAATAGCACTGCTAGTATTTTCTTGCTGATAAAAAGCAGCGCTGCTACTATCCATGACAAATATCAGGCCGTGGAATTTCCATGAAAAAGATCCCTTTGAGCAAATACCTAGAAGAGCACGGCACTCAGGCCGCGCTTGCTGCTGCTCTCGGCGTAAACCAGAGCGCGATCTCGCAAATGGTTCGAGCCGGCAGGAGCATCGAAGTAACCCTTTATGACGACGGGCGTATTGAGGCGAACGAGATTCGCCCGATCCCTGCACGGCCCAAGCGGACAGCGGCTTGAGTCAGGCGGTGCTGATCGCCTGAATAAATGATCGCCCGCGTACTGGCAGGGCGCCACGGAAACAGTTTTGAGGATTTACGAATGGAAAATTTTCTGCGGGCCTGCCAGAGCGCTGTCCTGGACAACGAAGCCAAGACCCTTGCGGGAAAGATGGGCGTTCCGCACGTCAGCCTGCTTCAGCGCGCCAACCCTGACAACGATGCTCACCACCTGACCGTGGAGCACCTGTTCGGGATTCTGCTGCACACCGGTGACATGCGACCGCTTCAAGCGCTGGCGAATGAGTTCGGCTTTGATTTGGTTTCGAGGGCCGCACCTGAGCCGCAAGCGCTGACCCGATCGCTCATCAGCGTCGGCAAGGAGGTTGCCGACCTGACCATCGCCGTCCACCAGGCCCTGGAAGACAGTCATGTCAGCACGTTTGAAAAGGCTCTGATCCGCCAGGAAATCAACCATGTCCGCCAGAGTCTGGACGTGATGGATGCGTCGGTAAAGGTCGCCTGACGATTTCCCGCGCATGCGCGGATTTTCCCACCACGAATCGGTGTACTTCAGGGTTGCACTATCAATTAGCGGACCCGAAGCGGCAGGCACAAAAAAGCCGACGGTCGAGGTCGGCTAATTCGATAACACATGAGAAGCCCAATTATGCAGAGCCAACCTATTTCAAGCAACACCCGGCCAGATGTCGCGACACGTTTTGGTAATACAGAAAACGTGTCGCGTGATCCATCAGTCTTTCCTTTCGACTTCGATGGTGCAGCCGTCCGAGTGATTACGGACAACCTCGGTGAGCCCTGGTTTGTCGCGCGTGATGTTGCCGACGCGCTTGGCTACTCCAAGCCGGAAAACGCTGTGGCTCGCCATTGCAAGGCTGCAACCACTACCCCGAAACAGGGTGGTGGTTTCATGACCGTCATACCGGAGCGCGACCTGTACCGCCTGGTGATGAAGTCCAAGCTGCCTGCCGCCGAAAGGTTCGAAAAATGGGTGGTGGGGCAAGTCCTGCCTTCAATTCGCAAGACAGGCACATACGCTGCGCGGCCCACCGACAATTCGAAAGTGATCGGTGAGCTGGCAATTCTGGAGTGCTTCGACCGCCTACTTAAGCCCGCGCCCTCCAGCAAGATGATGCTTGCCCAGATCGCCACCAACAACGGCCTCGACGCTAAATTCCTCCCTGGCTACGCCGTCGATTCCGCCCCAGATGCTGCCGGCGGCTCCTCGATGCCCACCAAATCGGCCACGGCCCTGCTGAAGGACAACGGCATCCGCTACGCGCCGGCGGCCTTCAATCATGCGCTGGAAGCCCATGGCTTCCTCAAGCATCTCCAGCGCAAAAACTCCAAGGGCGAAATGGTTCCGTTCTGGTCGGTGACTGAAAAAGGCCTCCAGTACGGCAAGAACCTCACCAGTCCTCAATGCCCACGCGAAACGCAGCCTCATTGGTACGTCGATCGCTTCCTTGAACTGGCCAAATTGGTCGGGAAGGCCTGACATGCAATACACCGTCACGATAAATCAGGTGAAGGCATTGGAGTGGGGGCTGAATTCTCAGCAGGCCCTGCTGTTCGCCTTCGTCTACGGCTGCCCGAGCTGGACCAAGCCAATCAAGACCGATGACGGGATCTTCTTCGCGCTGAGCAAGGCCAAGATCATTGAGGAGCTGCCGCTGCTCACGGACAAGCCCGACACCGCTTACCGCATGCTGAAGGCCCTGGAAGAGGCCGGCTTGATTGAGCTTTCCAGCACTTCAAACATCACGCTTTTTCGCCTGACCGAGAAGGCGATTGAGTGGAACCAGAAGCTCGATGGGTCGGAGAAATATCCGACCCCACCAAAGAACGAAGGTCGGAAAAAAATCCGATCTACCTCGGAAAAAAATCCGAGCAAGGTCGGAGAAAAATCCGAGCAGGGGTCGGAAAAATCTCCGACAAATCAGGATACCAATCATCAGGGTACCAATCAGGAGACCAGTCAGGACTTGAAAGGCGACCCGGACAAGCCGGCCCGCAACCTGGTGCTGGTGGTTGATCGGACAGATGCGCCACGGGTTGAGATTCCCGCCGACATGCCTGGCCCCAAAGACCAAACCTGCAAAACCTTCAAGGTCTGGGCGAACTACGCCATGGCCTACCGCAAGCGCTACAGCACCTGGCCGGTGTGGAACGCCAAAGTCGGTGGTCAGCTCGGTCAGCTCGTAGACCGCCTCGGCGCCGACGTTGCCCATCACGTCGCGGCCCACTTCCTGAAGACGAGCGATGCCGCAGTTCTTCGCAAATGCCACAGCCTCAACGAGCTCCTGGCCAACGCCGAGAGCTACCACACCCAGTGGGTGACCGGGCAGCGCGTCAACGGAACAACCGCCCGCCAGATGGAGCGCACCGAGGCGAACGCCACTGCCGCCGAGCAGGCTGCGCAAATGGTCTTGGCCAAGCGCCAAGCGGGGGAGCGCAATGAATACCTCTGAAATGAACGATCAGCAGGTTGCCGGACTGGCTGCCGCTATCTGCGCTACGGCCGAGGCAATGGGCCAAGAGATGAACCCCGGTACCGCGGCGATGATGGCCGAAGACCTCTGCGCCTACTCGGTTCCTGTCGTTAAAGCCGCGTTGAAGGAATGTCGCTTCGAAGTGAAGGGCAAGCTGGCAATGGCCGACATCCTGCAGCGCGTCCAGTCATCCGACGGCCGCCCGGGCAAGGACGAGGCCTGGGCGATCGCCATGACCACGAACGATGAGTTCGAAACCGTGGTGCTGACTGACGAAATCCAACTGGCCCTGGCCGCTGCGAAACCTGTCCTCGACGCCGGCGACAGGGTTGGTGCCCGGATGGCATTCATCAGCGCTTACGAGCGCTTCGTCGGCCAGGCCCGGGAAGAAACCAAGCCGGTCAACTGGCATGTCTCCTTGGGTTTCGACGCCAGCAGCCGCATCCAGGCTGTCACTAGGGCGATGGAATTGAAGCGCATCCCACGCGAACACGGCCAGAAGTACTTGGCTGACCTGAGCATCGAGCCGATCACCGAAGACGGGCGCGCCATTGCCGGCCTGCTCACCGGAACTGTCGCCCGGCCAACGCCAGCGCTTCGCGAAAAGCTGCACCTGGTGAAGTCCTCGATGCTGAAAATGCGCAAGGCCACCGCCGAAGAGAAGCTTCAAATGCGGATTGAAGCGGCCAACGAATTGGCGGATCGACGTGCATTGCTGATCAAACAGGCCCAGGAACTGGAGCAACGGACATGACCATCGACAAACAAAAACTCCAGAAGCTGTTGTGGGCCGAGGTAGCCGCCTGGAGCGCATCGTCGCCTGACTGGCTGAGCAATTCTGAAGCGCTGGAGGAGTTCCTGGGCAAGCAGACGCTCGAGGAAGTGGCTTTGGAACTTCTGGCCGAGAACGAGGCGCTGCGCCAAGAGCGCGACAAACTGGCCGAGGACAAGCAGGGGTTACTGGAAGACTTCGCGGGGTGCCTATGACCGACAAAATCAGCGTCAACTGCCAGGCCAAGCTCTCCGAGGCCATCACCAGCCTGACCGCCATGTACAAGGCCAAGAAGTTTGTGGTGGTCTCCATGCGCCCGGGCAAGGACCGCACGCTCGACCAGAACGCCCTGTGGTTCGCGATGTACAAGCGCATTTCCGAGATGACGCAGATCGGTGACGCAGCAGATGCCCGGCGGTACTGCAAACTCCACTTCGGCGTCCAGATCCTGCTCAACGAGGATTCCGGTTTCCAAGCGGCCTGGTACCGGGTCATGCGCCATCTGCCCTACGAGGAGAAGCTGGCCCTGATGGGTGAGCACAAGCTGTTTGGTCCGGACGGCTTCCCGGTGACCAGCCTGTTCAACCGCGCCCAGGGCATCCAGTACACCGACCGGATGGCGGCGTACTTCACCGGCCAGGGCGTGGTGTTCTCCGATCTGCTGAGCGAGGTGGCGGCATGAACCACAACTTCAAGTCGGGCGACCTTGCACTCATCGTCGGATCATCCTGCAGCGAAAACATCGGCAAAACTGTTCGACTGGCTGAGTTCATCCCTGTGGGTGGTGTGCCGGTTGTGAGCGGCGAGTTCTATACCCCGAGATTGCATGCGTCGTGGATCGTGGAAACGCCAGATGGCACACCTTCGCTGATCGTGCCAAGGGAACGGACCGGCGCTCTGGAGAAGATCTGCGTTGGCGTGTGCCGACAGTCATGGCTGATGCCACTGCGCGGAGACTTCACCCCAGAGCGCCAGAAGTCCCTGGAGGTGGCAGCATGAAGCGCACCCCACTGCAACGGAAAACCCCGCTCAAGTCAGGCGGCCCACGCAGAATGCGCTGCCCGATATGCCGGGTGATGTTCGTGCCTGCGCGTGAATCCCAGGCTGTGTGCGGGGAGATCGAGTGCGCCATCGCCCACGCGCAGTCGGAGAAGGGCCAGGCGAGCGCCAAGAAAGCCCTGGCGGATGTTGGTCGACGCGACATCAAAGTCCGTAAAGAGGCCCTGAAAAGTCGCGGCGAGCACATGCGCGAAGCCCAGCAGGCGTTCAACGCATACATCCGC